GCACTAGGAAGCCAGAGCCGACCGGTAGAAACCAATCGCCGGGCGGTGTTGCCGGATGAGAGATCCGGCAACCGGTAGCACCTTCTGGCTTATACTCGATCCCGGGCAACGGGAAATTGAACTTGAGGCTGGTTTGAATTCCTTCAGTGTGAATGCTGAGGAGTTCATCCCATCTAAGGTGGACCCGGAGATCGTGTCATTGCATTCGAGCCAATGTGAGAGAGTGGATGACACAGACAGGATGTTTGAGGAATTTTGCAGGAAGATGAAAGACCCCAGCTATGCGGATTATGTGCGCGAAACTCTCAAAGAGCGAGTGCACTTATGGAGCATGGAGGCTGAGGCCGCTCACCACGAAGCCATGGATTCCATTGGAGCTAAGATTGAGCGGTGGTTTGAAAGAGTGTGTGCCCAACACCCTATTGTCGGGGATGTTGTTGAGATTGTGGCAACAGTTGGCATGTGCTTCCTTATCGGTATGGCCATCGGGATTTTATGCAACATTATCCTTGGGCTAGTCGGAGCTGTGAGCACCCTTATTGGGTATGTTGCACGAGCTTTTGGCATCGGTAGGAAGCGTGACAACGTTGACCTGCAGTCCAATGAAAGACCTCCACCGCCAGTGAGGGTTGATTCAAAGCACATGGATCTTGCGTCATTTAATGACGTTAAGGTCACTGCTCAGGTTGGAGTTCCTCCGAATGAGGACGTTTACGACAACATCTACAACAATGGGCTGAAGTGCTACACGGACGATTGGATTGTTGGACAATTCCTTGGTCTTGGGGAAGATGTTTATCTTTTCCCAAAACATTTCATCGCAGCCATTGAGGCACTCAATCCTGAGACTGTCCTATACTTCCAGTCTGCGAAGAGTGGCATGAAATCATCCATGTCCAGAGAGGATTTCCTTCGCCTTAAGCGTGAGGTCCTCCCTAGACATGATATCGCCGCTGTTTCTTTTGGCGCAAGCTTTATGAAAGCCAACAGAAACATTATCAAGTATTTCCTCACACAACACGAGCAGAAGAGTGTGTTGCGTGGTGGAAACACTGGCGTGCGACTGGATGTTGCCAATCTTAAGAAGAATGGAGGTTTGAGCCAGAAGACTCATTATTCACCCACATGTTACTACCATGGCGGTGCGACCGATTATGAGAATGGATATTCCCTTGCGGGTTTGGTGCGGTACACTGCGCCAACAATGCCTGGGGATTGTGGTGCTCCCCTGTCCTTGGCAGACAACAGACACTTTGGTTCTCGTTGTATCATGGGCATTCATTCAGCTGGGAAGGACCACTTGCATGGACGGCAAGGGTTCGCTACAGCGGTGACACAAGAAGTTGCCCGAGAGTTGCACAACCGTTTGAGCAGCTATAAGGATCCCTATGCAGCCTGTGTCGTGCCTGGTGAAGTGGATGTACCAGAGGGTGTAGCTCGCGTTGAGTTGCAGACTCAGACGGAAAAGCTAGGTCTCACAGGAGGCTCAGTTGAGCTCATCGGAACGCTGGTAAACCCAGTTAACATTTCCACCAAGTCCACACTGAAGGTATCTGAACTCGGCAGAGATCAGGTGTTTGGCCCATGCCCAACAGCACCAGCAGTGCTGCGTGCTAAGGAGGTTGATGGTGTCATGGTGGAACCCATGGTGCAGGGGTTGAAAGCTTATCAAAGCTCTCTCTTGTATCGTGATCCAAGTGACCTTGAGCCTATTGTGAATCTGGCAATGAAGCGACACTGGGAGGTCACTAAACATCACACACGTGACCTGTTGACATTCCCAGAAGCTATTGTTCCGCCAGAGAACATGAAGCTCAAACCCATTAACCGACACACGAGTGCTGGGTGGAAATACCAGCAATATGTGTCAGCGAAGACACCTGGAAAGACTGCCTTCTTTGGGAAGGAGGGGCCAATTGAGATGGATGAAGGTAACGATGCCTTTCGCGTCCTGAAGGAAGACACCCGCCTTATCGTGCATAGTGCCAATCGCGGAGAGCGCTTGGGTCATTTGTGCACTGATTTTCTCAAGGACGAACTCCGACCTTTGGAGAAGGTGGAGACGTTGAAGACTCGAGTGATTTCAGGCACACCCCTGGATTACACCATTGCAGTGCGCATGTATTTCGGCGCGTTTTTGGCAGCTATGTTCGATACATATGTTGCCAATGGAATGGCACCAGGATTGAACCACTATAAGGAGTGGGCTGACCTTGTTCACAACCTTCAGGAGGTGAGCGGTCGTAATCAGGACGGAGATTTTGATCTCAAGGTCTTTGATGGAGACTTCTCACGATTCGATGCCAGTGAACAGCCATGGGTGCATAGTGCCATTTTGGCCTATGTCAACAAGTGGTACAGGCATAACAATCCACGTTGGCGCCAAGAGGATGAGACAGCACGGAACGTGCTATGGCTTGATCTTGTGCATTCGCGCCACATTTGTGGTGTGGGGAGCTCGCTCAAATATGTTGTGCAGTGGCATAAGTCATTGCCAAGTGGGCATCCCCTCACCACAATGGTGAACTCGATGTACTCTCTCATCACCTTGACTGGGTGCTATGTGAGGTGTACAGGCGACCTTTTGCACATGTGGGATAATGTGCGCATTGTGACGTTTGGGGATGATTCCATCGTCTCCGTTTCAGACAGTGTGTGTGATGACTTCAACCAGGTTAATGTTGCGCCTATCATGATGGAAGTGTTTAGCCTCACTTACACCCCTGGAAATAAAGGGGGTGTGTTTGTGCCTTACACAAACATCGAAGACGTGACATTTCTGAAGAGGAGTTTCCGAAAGGATGACACTGTTTTCAACCGGCTTACCAACACTGGGCGCAACCTTGGTTGGGTTGGCACCCTTGCTATGGAGAGTTTCCTCTACATTCCGTACTGGTACAAGAACTCACGCACTCCAACACAGGAGATGCAGACGCGCTTGGAGCAGTGCCTGTGTGAGTTGTGTCTGTACCCACAGCATGTGTGGGATGAGATATATGTCCAGCTAGAACAGTGGTGTGTCAGAAATGGCGTACCACTGCCCCTTGGCAGCCGCGAAGCTGTGAGGGACTACGTTCAGACGCGTTTCGATGTCTGGTTCTAGAGCCTGCACATACATTGTGTCCACGGTGGGCCTAGTTCGTCAACTACTCAGACGTAAAGAGAGAGGATGGACGCACGTTGCACATTACTTGAGCAGTGGTGCAATGAGTAACAGCTCCGTAACAACAATGAAAACCAAAATGTTGAACAATGTTCCGAGATTAATGGTATTGAGAAGACAGACACAGTGGTAGATTCAGGCGTTTCTACGTTTGTGGCAGAGGCTGGTAATTGTGCCAGCGTGCCAGCAGATACTTCGCTCTATGGGTTACAGCCAACTGATCAAGTCGCTGATCTTAAGCGTTACTTTGAGCGTCCGACATTGATGACCCAGGGTCTTCTAAGCAATACTCCGGGTTTGGAGTATGTCTTTTCCTTTCATTCGACTGGAGATTTTGCCACCGCATTTACCAACGTGTTATGGGATAGGTTAGATGGAGCAGTTGGAATTAGAGGTACTCTTAAGTTTCATTTGCACATTGCGGCCAGTGCCTTCAACCAGGGTATAATTGCTTTGGCTTGGCAGTATGGCTCTGACTTGACTGTGAGCAACTGGGACAGAGGTCGGTTCTTTCCGCTCTCTGTTAATTTGCCACATGCCAGGTTAAATGTTGCAAGTGAGACCATGACTGAGTTAACAGTTCCATTTGTGTCACATGCTGAGTATATACCACAGTCAACAGTGGGTGCGACAGCACCTGGATATGGTACAGTGTATGTCACCAATTTGACAGGGTCAAGGGTTGTTGTAAACCAAGATTCTGTCAGATATAAACTCTATGTTACTATGCACGACATAGAGTTAATTGGTGCCACACCGATAACATCTGTGGCTGTGAATTTGCAGTCTGGTGTTAAGGCTTCACCTGTGTTGACCTCCACCAAAGACAATTCTGTGCCAGGTGAAAGCGAGGTTACGCGTGAGGCTGTTCGTTCTGGCATCATTTCAGATGTTGCCGGTTCTGCAGCCAATTTGGCTAGGGCAGTCGCGCGCTTTCCTCCACTATCTGCGATAGGGGGTTCCGCTGGTTGGTTCTTATCAGGTTTGGCAAAGACTGCGAAGGCATTAGGTTATTCCAAGCCAATGGATGAGACGCAGAGTACTAGGGTACTGAGGTCAGCTTATAACTTCGATTCACATATTGACGTTCCTTCTGCGGGTTTTACCCTGTCGAATTTTCAGTCTAATACTGTGAATGTTGGTCCAGAGTTAGGACTGCATGATGAGGATGAAATGATACTGTCCAACGTGTTGGGTCGGTATCAGTATATTTATCATGGAGTTTTGACTAATAGTAATAGTACAAACGATACTATTTATGGCTGTCCTCTTTGTCCTGGTGCAATGTGGTTCAGGGATTTTGTTCTGGGTGTTAACAACCCCCAGAGCAATAAACCACTGAAAGCATCCAATACCTTGACAGAGAATTCCTTCCTTCCTAGCACTCTTTGCTACGTCGGTGATAATTTCCGTGTGTTCCGTGGTGGGTTTAAGTTCAGGATTTCTTTTGCGAAGACCAAACTGCATGGTGGGCGTTTGTTGGTATCTTATGTACCGTATGTTCAGGCCACACAGGGTAATTTGCCACCCTCAGTACAAACGAGGGTACCATCAGCCACTTACCAGTTAACTGGTTCGTCCATGGTTATTGATCTGCGTGATGATGAAGTCTTTGAGTTTGAGGCACCCTATGTGTCTTGGACGCCATATATGCCATGTAATTGGCCATATGGTGACCTATCCATAGTGGTGCTTGAACCTCTCAGATCCAACGCTTCCGTGCCATCCACTGTGGATTTCATGGTGGAGGTGGCTGCTATGCCAGATTTTGAATTTGCCATTCCTGTGAATAGTCTGATGTCGCCTGTGCCTCAACTTGGAACCACTGCTGTTGCTTTACAGAGTGGTGCCAAGATTGTTAGTCACAGGGAGGACATGAGCCAACAAGTCATAGGTGAGAAGGTTCATTCTATCAAGCAGCTGATCATGATGCCAGATTATGTACAGGCAGATCTTGTAAATAATTTCATCACGAGGTGGAATGCTGAACCTTGGTTTAAAGGTAATCATCCTGCCTTGTCCACGCCCATGTCTGCAACGGCGCAGTCATATTTCTTTGCCTCAAAGAGTTCTCGTTTGGCATCGTTATATGCATTTGCGAAAGGGGGGACTATGTATACTTTGGTTAAGGATATAGGAGCGAGTCGTTTGACGTTGACACTCCGGGAGAAAGGTAATCTCGGAGGCGCAACCCTTACTAGTACAGGCTTCTATAATAAGGAACTGAACTCAGTTTCACCGCAGTACACATTTGAGGCCCTAGAGAGCACCAGGGTTAAGGTGCCTCTCTATGGAAAGTTTGCAAGATTTCCCGTCCAGCGGGCAACAGTGGCCTTTGGGGGTGATTCACTGACGTTAGGTACTGCTACTACTTTGTGGGATCCGGACTTTGTGTTCAATGTTCCAGAGATTGTCGCCAGAAATCAGAGTGGTGCTGGATCTAGGATTCTTGTTGGGAGAGCGGCAGCAGATGATGCTACTCTTTCAAGGTTCCT